CTGCTCCGCCACCATCAGATGCAACAACAATTCCTCTTAATCTTACAGGTTGCGCTATAACAGCTGTAGCACCTGCTGCTGTAAATCTTGTTGCTTGTATATCACTTTTAAAAGCCATAAATTCTCCTAGTTCGTGGCTCCCGAAGGAGCCACTAGTTTATTATTACTGAGTATCAAAAGGTGTAGCGATTGTGCCGTCACCAATTAATAGCCCTTCAACCATGTAAAGATTTGCAGCTAATGCTGTAAATTTAATTCTAGAACCTTTTAAGCCACCTGTAGTAGCATTACCAGCTCCAGCTTCTCCATTTAGATTTACTTCGTTATTTGCTGCTGCAGGAACAAATGCTTTTTTTGAACCATCATCTACACCTACCATAACTGAACCTATGAATTTATCATCTGTGCTTGCAGTTTTGATTGTGCCAGTGAAATTATCTTTGAAAAAAATTTCAAATGTAGTTCCAATCGTATTTGCATTGTTTGGATCACTTCCTGGTCCTGCTGATGCACCGTCTGCTGTAGATACAATTGCAGGAATAGTCAATGCAGTTGGAGTTCCAACTGGATCAATTGCAAATACTCTGCCTGCGTTAGCAGCTACAGTTAAATCTGTTGCTGCAGTTGCGTTTACTGTTGCATTTGGTCCTAGATTGATAAAACCATTTTTCGATCTTACCGGACCATCAAATGTTGTGTTTGCCATAATATTCTCCTTTGTATAGCGTTAATATGTTGTCTCTATACCGTCTGCCTAGCCAGTCAACATATATTATTATTCTAGGTCTTTCTATTATACATAAAAAAAGGGGCGATGTGAACACCGCCCCTTTATGAAATACCGTTAAGTATTTAAGCTATTATGTAGGTAAGTTTCCGTTACCAAATACACATCTTGGATCAGAGAATCCAAAAGAGTATCTTTCTCTAGCTTTGAATCTTACGTTACCAGTATCGAAGTCACCTTCCATAGCAGTTTTGATTGGTGCTCTAACGAATTGTTTGAATCCATTAGGAACATCAGTCATTAAGAAATACGAGTCAGTATCAGTTAGGAAGTTGTTTACAACATACCCTTCTGGAACCATTCCCATGCTTCTTACCGCGTTGATATCGTTATCAGCTGTACTTGTTCTCATTGGAGATTTCATAATACGCTCTGCAGTAAATTGTAATTCTTTTGGAATTATCATTTTTCTACCTGTAGTAGCGATTCTTAAACCTCTTTCATCAACAAACCCAGCGATGTCGATTAACGACTGCTCAAGTGAAGTTTCGTTAAGGTCTGCAGCTACAGATAATACATTCGAGAATGTACCTCCTGTTGCTAGTGGGTGGTTGTTCGCGATTAACGGAACACCGTCACCACCAAGCACTCCAGCTTTCTGCGCGTTGTTTAAAACGTT